TTCATTTATTAATTTTTCCGGATCACCCTCGCCACTCATAAGATATACTTTATTGTTTTTATCTATTGCGTTGGCCATTATTTGTTTTGTAAATGTTGTTTTACCTCCGTTGCTTCTCCCGGCTATTAAAGTTACACACCCTGGGGCCAGTTCGTTAATTGCATCATCTACACTATTAATTCCTGTTGGTATATATCTGCCTGTTTTTGCTTCTAGGCCCTTATATGGTGTTTTATCTAAATCCCTCCGGCCCTCGATTTTAAATCGGCCGCTTTCAATTATCTGTATTATCTTTTTTTCTTTAAAAAATATAAATTCCTCGTTAATATCATTATGAGTATATATTTTTTTATCTATGAGTTTTGCCTTTTCTCCAAAGGCTTCTACAAATAATTTATCCATTGTAGTCCCGGCCACATCATTATCGCTAACTATTATTAAACTTTCAAAACTATTTAAATAATCTTTTGATTGTTCAATTAATACATTTAGTGATCCGGCCCCGGCACCTACAGAAACTACATTTTTAAAACCACATTGACTTATAACCATGCAATCAAATTCGCCCTCACATATAATAAGTTCCGACCCTGCTTCTATATTTTGTGAATTAAATAAATACGGTTTACTTCCAGTTATACTATTCATTTTAGGCTTAGTGGTAACTTTCATAGGTTTTCTAGTCTTATAACCTATAACAGTTTCATGCTTCATATATGGAAATGCTATTATTCCACTATATGATTTTAAATTAAATTCACTTATAGTTGCTGCAGTTATACCTCTTTTGCCTATATACTCAATGCACTCTTTAGTTATAGAAGTTATCTTTTTTATATTATCCGTAAATGTATCACGATTAATTTGCATAGAGGTTGTTTTATAATCTTGGGCCCCTAATAATTCACTTATTACTTCTTGATGTGAATAGTTTAAATGTTCCCGGTAATAGCCATATAGGTCTATATTCATTCCACAACCAAAGCAATGATACTGTAATGCTTTTCTATCCCAACTCATGCTAGGGTCTTTATCACCATGACTATGTGCTGCAGTATTAGGACATCTATAGTTTTTACCTTTACTTATTAAATTTAATCCATTTGCTATTATGATTTCAGATTGTTGGCCATACTTTTGTTTTATTTCCTCTATCTTTTCAATTTCATTCACAATAAGCCACCTCCGTTACATGAACTTTAGGCTTAGTTATGATTTCTTTTGAATTTTCTAAATAATCCATATATCCACCATTAAAAAAAGTACTACCATATGGAATATATTTAATATCAGTTTTCTTATTTTCTCTAATAAACTTTTCAATACATTTTTCTAAAGTTTCATAGCCTATACTTTTTAATAATTTAGGTATAGATTTCATAGCCGAGGCCTTTCCTTTTTTATTTGGGTAAAGGCTCCATATTTTATCTGTGTTTATATCAGTGTTTATATCTGGTATAGGTACAACCTTTCGGTTAAATCCATTACACTGTTCGGTGGAATCCATTCCACCATATGGTATAATGTCTGTTACTGCCATTGTTAAGGTAAACCAACGAGTTCTATCATACCCAACTTTATTGTAATTTCCTATTAAAATGGCCCCTTTATCTTTAAGTGATTTCAAAACTCTGTCAATTTGTCTTTCACTCCAATATGGAAATAATTCAGTAAACGCTCTCGTACTGTTATAAGTCCAATAAAAACCATCATAAAAATGTGTTCTATTTGCCTTATTTTTAATTATCCAAAAATGCAAATTTTTAATTACTATTGCTTCATCAACACCATATTTTTGAGCAAGTTCAATATTAAAAGCATGTTCCATTGTGAATCCTCCTAAATAAATTTATTTTAGAAGACATTCCCATGTATTTTTTATTGAAATTAGTGTATACTATAATTATAAGATTAAGTATGCAACTAACTAAATATATGGAATAGTCTTCAATTTACCAGATAACCACATCTGGTATTTTTCTTTTTTTGTACTTGCGGTATAATCATTATATCACCTATTTTTTCTTTTAGTATATATTGTTTTCCTTTTAGAAAAATTATTTTTTTAACAATACATTTTGTTTTGCGTTTATCAGCGGACATTCTCTCATTTGTTCTTCCCATGAATTAAAATTTTTACATACTTGCAACGCACACGAATCCTCTGTTTCTTTAAGTGGACAATTGCAACAATGCTTTTCTACTTTAAAACCAATATTTACGATATAATTTTCCATTTATTTTTTACCCTCCTTTTTAATTTCAACCAATCTACCGCCTTTACTAGCCACAAACATTCCAAATAATAGAATGGCTTGTTGATTGTTACAACTGAATAAGCTTGATGAATTGTCTTGATATATTGCTTTGAAATATTTGGTCATTTATCTTTTATCCTCCTTACTGTATTTCTCAATTATTTCTTTCATTGTAGCGGTGATTATAGCTGATTGATTGATATAATTTTCTTTGCAAACTTTTCTAAATGATTCTAAAACTTTTTCGTCAACACTGAAATTAGCACGTTTTGCCATTATTAAACCCCCTAACATAATATTCTGTATATTTACAGTATAGCACAACAGTGAATAAGTGTACATCTTTTTGTGTAACATTTTATAATTATTTTTAAACAAATAAAAAAAGACTAAGGATTTCTCCCTAGCCTTGCTATTTATCCATATTTGATAAAAATACTTCACACATGATATTGATAATACCATTCCTAGAATAGCCTTTAGATTGTGCTATAAGGTCAATTTTATCTACTAGACTAAGTTTCATAACTACATTAAAAGCCTTAGTTTCAATTTTCTTCTTAGTCTTGGTTGGTATTTTAAATATATTTTCTTTAACTGGTTTGTTAGCTACTATTTCAGTTTGGACAGTTAGCGGCATTAAGTCGAATTGTTTAGTTTCTTTAATAAATATATATCCATGCTTACGAAATGTAGTTGATATTGTAGACTTGTTTAATTTTAAATCTGTACTTATTGACCGTATGCTTTCACCCTTGGCTAGTCTATTGTTTATAATATTAAGTTGTTCTATGGAAAATTCCATTATATATCACCCCATGACCATAATATCATGGCAAATAAAAAAAGACCATAGCAATTTATGCCATGGCCAATAGATTATTTATCACTTAGTCCAGGAGAAGTAGGATCTAATAATATACCCATAGCCACAAGTGAAGTTAAGACTATATTTAAAGTTGTTTCATAGTTTGTAGGTACTAGACTTGGATTGACTTGATTAACTACCGCCACTACGAGTGCAGCAGCAGCTACCCAAAAATACTTATTTTTCATTCTTGCTTTTAAATCCATAATAAACCTCCGTTTAATTTATTTAGAAAAGAAGATCACCGCCCTTTTAAATATTTCTAACCTCTCCGCAATGAGTTAATGTCATTGAACCATTTGAATGTAGCGTGTAATAAGTAACCCTGGATAAATGAGTTATTACTCGGCCATCTTTTACCCTCTCAATCCATCCTCCACCGTTAAGCGGTGTTATGTTATCACCCTTAGGAACCACATTATTGTTATTAGGTACCTTAAATGCTTGTTGCCTTGCCTTTTGTTCTACGGTAAAATCAATCATTTCCGTTTCCTCCTCTAAAATATTACTTGTACTGAAAAACATTGCAGCTTCTTCTGTTCTTCTTCTTAATAGTCCTGCTACTGTTTTACCCCCTGCTTTGCTCCATACTCTAAAGTTAGATATAATTAAATTTCTATCGACACTACCATTACATATATTCTTATACAAGGAACTTCCTAGTAAGCCACCTAAGCCTATGTTATATGCCATAGACACTATTGCATCAAATTGGTTCTGTGATAGCGTTACGTGCTTAATATCGAGGTTATTCTTGATAGGTAGAGCATAGTTGATATTCAATAAATCTTCTAGCATATTACTAGCTTGTACTTCCGTTACACTTTTTAAGCCTTCTATTTCTTTTCCTGTCATTCCGTAGCCTAGCGTTTTAACTCCAACTATATCAAAGTAGGGAATAGGTGAAAATCCTTCAAAGCTTTTTACAAAATTAACGCAATTTTTAGATACTAACTTGTCCATAACTCCTCCTTATTTTTCTAACTTATCAATTAATCTATCAAGTTTTACATTTACCGTGCTAGTTAATTCCTCTATTATTGATTGATATTTAGCTTCTCTTGCTTCACTATTTATGTCCCTTGTTTCTTGTTTCTTTAAAACATAAAATAGTAATATTACAAATAGTCCATACCCAAGACCCTCGCTAATTGCTTTAGTTAAAATTGCATCCATTGTTAAAAACCTCCTATTGTTTTTTATCTAAACAAGGAGTAATATTCTAATTACTCTTTAATTAGAGTGGTTTTTAAGAGAGTGTAATGGCTTTAACTATGCACTCTCTTTTTGACATTAAAAAAGAACCCTATTAACTAAGGTTCTTTGTTTTTATTTATCCATTTATTCAAAGGTGTTGAAAATAATAACACTAAAATAAATGAAACTATGAAAATATCTTTTAACACTTTAAACCTCCTTATCTAATTTTTAAATGTTCTAATATCTTTGCTTTATTCTCAGTTTTTTCTTTTGCTCTTAATTTTGCTTCTAAGTCTGGTTTCGGTATTCTCGTGGAAATTCCTCTATTATTTAATATTTTATTTTGTTCATCTGTTTTTATGCTAGTAATTAAACCTTGCATCATTGCAGCAGTTGCATCATTTGCAGGTTCTCCCTGTGTTCTTAACATTTCTAGTGCCTTTAATGTCTGACTTGCTACATTCTTTTGTAAACTAATATTTTCCTCGCTAGTAAGCGATATTTTATCACCTTTAAAAGTTATATAATTGGCGGTTTTAATTGGCATTGCTGCATCACTACCAGTATTTTTATATATATCCATTGCATATTGTTGCGTTGGTGTAGGATTATAAGTTGTTTTAAAAGCAGGACTAAACATAACATTCCCTACACTATTTTTACCTTGATATAATTTAACATCATTACCGAAAACATCAACACTTCTAGGTAAAGTTTTTGACGCAAATGGTATTCTGTTTACAAGTTTATTAACAGTTTGTTGTACTTTATTATCTGAATAAGTTTCTCTTTTATATACATCACTTAATTGTCTTGCTTGATTTAATAATGTTGGTACTGCTTGTGTAGTAGTTCCCATTAATGAATTAGAAATACTTGTAGCGGGATTATAGCCACCTAACGCTCTACTAGGCCCTTGTAATAATGTAGAATTAAACATTAAATTAACTCCACTTCCTGCGCCATCTATTAGCGATTGACTAAATCCCTTACCTTTATTGCTTGAATTATAAAAATCTGCACCCATCATTAAAGGCGCACTTGCAGGCAATGCCCAATCTATAGTAGTATATTCATTACCTATTTTATAAGCATAATTAGCCTTCCCTAGTGCTGATTCAGTTCCTTCAATTTTATTATCTTTATCTCTAGCGCCTGTTAAATATCCATTCTTAGCCATAAAGAACCCTGCCACTGCAAGTCCTGTACCAGTCATACCTCTAGCTAATACATCAACGAATTTCTTTTGATTGAAAGTTCCTTTACCATGAGTATAGAGTGCGTGTCCTGTTGCTTTCAATATTCCCCCTGGTCCGTAGTCTATAAACTTATCTAAAATGTTACCAGGAGTTGAAGCAAAGGGTAGTTCTAAAGTTGCTACTACTTGATAAACTAATTCAGCACCTTTATGCTTTCCGTTAAAGTTACCTTTTTTAAGTCCTCTAAACATAGAGCTCATAGCACTATCGTTCTGTAAAGTTCGTTCTAAACCGAATAAATGTGCATCTTGTTTCATAGCATCAGTAATGATATTAGTTTTATTAAGCCTTTTAAGTTCTCCTATTCTCTCTGCATAAGCTGCATTGAAGAATGGTGTATCACCTAATTTTAACGCTCTACCGACTACCGCATGAATTTTGTTAGCTGCTATATTAATACTTCTTTGAATTGGATTTTTAGCTTCTTCATTAAATATATTGGTCTTTGTAGGAAGTTCTACACCACCGCCAACTGGAGAAGTATCTACATTATTTTTAATGTCTAATAACCATTCTTTAACACCTTGTTTAGCACCTTTAGCGTTGTTAGTTAAGTCACCTAAAGGATTAAATAATTGAGTTCTGCCAACTAACGGTTTGCCTTGTTTAGCAAAGCCTATATTCCTAAGCTTAGTTGTAGCAATATCTAAAGGAATACCGAATGTATTCTTTTTAACTCCCTCTAAAGTTCCGAGCAATGTATTTCCTAAAGGATTTCTAGTAACTGTAGATTTCGTGTTGAATAACATAGAAATTCTTTGCGCTGCTTGAAGTTTTTCTATTCCTGTTGATGGTGTTTTATTAGCTATTAATTTCCCTACTTTAGCCAGTCTCATTCTTTGCTCGTAACTGTCGGGTATTGCATTACTGTATTTCTCCATATTATCAGTTATAAACTTAATATCGCTAGATTCAAGTAATGGTAATCCCTCTTTTGCTTTAATTAGATCACGAATAGATTGTTTGTCGTATGCTTCTAAATTAATTAATTCCATAACTTTATCAACTACGGATTTTTTAACCACTGGTGCTTTTTCTTTAAACATATTATTTAATATTTGAGTTTGTTTAGTTTTTGTTAAAGAGTTAAATTCTTCTTCTGCTGCTTTTAATATTGTTGCAGCATCTTTTGGATTGACTTTTAAATTATCTTCAAGTGATTTAAGGAATAGAGTTCTTTGCGTGCCTATCTTGCCTACTCCACCCTTTACAATGTCCTCAAAACTCATAATAGATTCATCAACAACCTTAGCAACTGTGCCTTTAGGATTAAACCCTATAAGCTTTCTAAGTTCGGGAGTTAACCTTTCAGCAACCTTATTTTTATAATTATCATTAACGAACGCGCCAGTATTAGATAAGGCTTCTATATTACTTAATTTATTAGTATTTTTAACGCTTGCGTTTTTATCTTTAAATACACTTAACAAATATTCTTCTGATTTCTGTTTTTTAATTGTTCTAAATTTAGTGTCTATTGTATTCGCAAGTGTTTTGGCTTCATCACCTGTTAATTTTGATTCTTTTACTAAATAGTCTATTAATCCCTGCTTAGTTTCTGTGCCTGTTTTATAATAGTTTTTAACAATATCAGACATATTTATTTTTAACTCTTTAGCACCTTGATTATAAGCACTATTAAATTTACTCATTGAAAATGGTGGTTTAATTCCTTTTTCAAAATAATCATTCAATATTGCTAGTGCTTCTGGATTATCTTTAAATTGTGCCTTAACTATTTCTTTTGCGTTAGTCCAAGTTATTGCATAGTGTTCACGATTGTTTAAAGCGTCTGCAACATCATTTAAAGGTTTGAGTTTATTAGTTAAGCCACCCTCTATAGGTGATTCTTTGGCTACTCCATATAATTCACTTATCATTTTGTTAATCATTGACTTTTCTTGTGGTGTCTTCGGATTAACTGTATTTTGTATCTTTTTAGCTAATATTTGTGATGGCAACAACTCAACTTTAGGAGTTTTTAACTTAGGTGTTAGATTCCCTTTAGTTTTAGGAGTTGTAGGTGTTTCAAATGTTTTAGCGGTTTCTGTAATGGCTTCCTTATGTGCAGTGTTAAGAGTATCAATAACTTCTTTAGTTTGTTTATCTATGCCATCAATTAGAGTAGGATTAACCTTTTTCAAGTTGTCCTCTACCTTATCTACTACCCTTTGCATTTCTATTAATTTCCCCTCACCAGTACGAGAATACTTAGCAAAAGATTGAACCTCTTGACCGCCTGTAGTTCCTGCTTTACGGATATTTTTAAGCCAGTTTTTAACCTCTGTATTATTTCCGCTTGCTTGTGCTTCGGGTAATAACTTATCTCCAAGTATTCCAAACATGGTATCAACATCTTCACCAGTGTAAACTTCTTTAGCATTAAGGTTTTTTATTTCTCCATTTATATCATTGTTGATTCTTGCTCGTGCATTATCTAAACTCATTTGTTCAGTTTTAGGATCGTATTTAAAATCATTCTGATCTAACATATTTTTTTCAACTTTGCTTAATGTATCAGTATTTTGTAAAGTGTTAGAATAAACTTTACTCACCTTTGCAGGCTTACCACTAAAATCAACACCTTCTGGTGTATGTGTTGCGTTAAATCTTTCGGTTGAACCGAAATTATTATTAGGTGTACTATCCATATTGGCACTAGAAGTTATTATTTTTGATTGTGGTTTTTTAAATGTGCTTGTATTTAGTTGTTGTGGCATATTGTCAATAAATTGTTTCTCTTGAAGATATTCACCATGCTTAGGAATATTCTGTCCTAAAGTATCATCAACGTAACCATTAGTTAATCTATCATCTATGATTAATTCAACTCTTTTAGATAATGCGTTATTTTCTTTGCCATGATCTACTATAATATTATCAAGTGCTTTATTGATTTTCTCATAACTTGCGCCTGTGGTATCTTTAATAACCGCCATGCTATCACTAGTAATGCGCTTGTTGCCATAACCTATACTTTCACCATTAATATTATTAGCACCTCTAGTAGGCTTTAAGGTACGTTCTAATTCACCTTTTAAAATATTAGCTTCTTGTGATATATAAGGTTTTAAAGTTGGGTTATCAAATTGATAAGCATTAACCTTTTTATCACCTACGTTTTTAAAATCTCTTTGTGCTAAAGGCAATGTATCAGATTTCATTTGCACTATTTGTGGCTTTAATTTACCGTTAGCATTTTGAATATTAAAAGGTTTAATTTGTGGAGTTTCAACCTTAGGAACTTCTATTTGAGGTTGTTTAAATGTACTTAAATAAGCATCTTCTTTGCCTATATCGGTAAATTTAACTATAGGTCTTAAATTTGAATTAGGTTGAAGTATTTTGTTGTTACTATTAATTTTATTTTCAAACGCATTTTTTATCCCTTGTGATTTAATTTCTTTTAAAGCTTTAATACCTTTAATAGTTTCGCCTGCTAAACCAAATCCACCACCTAACAAAGCATTAAATTTTGCTTCTTTTAATATCTCTTGATTAGTTTTACCGTTTGCTTTGCCCTCTATAGCACCACCTATGCCAAAAGTTGTTGCACCCTCGGCTATTCTTGCGCCACTTCTCAACAAAGGGTTTTTAATTGCGCCTATAGCTGGTTTTAAAGCTTTACTCGCAGCACCGTATGGAATCGTATAGCCTAACATTTTACCCGCGCCATATGCAAAATTATTATTAGTAGGATTCATATTAGTTTTATTTCCTGTAAATTTGTTTGTAAGTCCGTTTAAAGTACCTAGCGTAGCACTATCTGTAAATCCTGCTACAAGTGAATCAACTCCATTAGCTTGTCTAGGCACTATCTTAACTGAACCTGTTTTACCTACTTCTACAGTCGGTGTAGTGGATTTTTTAGGTAGTATTGTGGTTCCCCATTTACCAGTTCCAACTGTAGGTTTATTAACAATAGGTGGTGGTAATGCAGTGCTAGGTGCATCATACATTGGTTTTGTATTTAATTGTTTACGTTTTAAATTATTATTTGTTAATAATGTTGGAGTAATGCGCTTATTAGGAGTATTTACAACTGCAGGCTTAGAACGGTAATGTGTTTCACTTGAATTTTTAATTATTTCATTTGCTATTTTACCCCAATCACTCATTTTAAACCTCCTATTTTAAGTTTTGCATATTCCATGAACTGTACTCGTTTGGTGTTTCTAATACATGGTAAGCATAATCACCCTGCCACTTTTTAACTAATTCATTGTAATAAGTTGCCGACGTTTCTTTTTTAATCTGTGCTGCGTTATTATCTAAGAATGTTTTCTTATCTACTGCATCAGTAATACTATTATAAGCAGCCATTATGCTAACACTTGCTGATTCTTTTCTAGCTGCTGAACTACTTCCACCACTACCACCCGAACCACCGGTATTACTTCTATTAGTAGCGTTTAACTGTGCATTATTTTGACTTATTTCTTGTTGTATTTGAGTAGGTAAATAATTTAATTTAAGTTGAGCAGTCTTTAAATCTATTGCTCCGCTTGCTAACTGTTGCGCTATTAATTGCGCTTGTGACTTTAGTTGTGATGGTAATTGTGTATAATTAAGTTGTGCGGTTTTAAGTCCTAACTTGGATAATTGATTAGTTGTTGAGTTAGGATTTTGAATTTCTGCTAGTTGTGCTACTTGTAATTGTTGAGCGGTTGCATTTGATTGACCTTGTTGCGTATATGTTCCGTCACTTAATTTACCTGTTTGATTAATTAAGTCTTGACCTTGATTGTAAGTGTTTTGATTAGTGTAATTAGTATCGCCTACAGTGTCTCTGCTTACTTGATAGTTGTATGACCTATCTGCGTTAGCTTGTGCTAGTCTTGAAGCTTCTGCTTGTGTTCTAGCATTAACTAACTGTTCCATATTAGTTGCGTCTATTCCTGCGCTTGTTGAAGCCACATCATTGTTATAAGCCACTCCTACATCTGCTACACTCTTTGCATTGTCTGCGTATGCACTAGCTTGGCTTGTTGCTAGGTTGCCTAAACTACCTTGTAATGATACGTTATTTGCTATGTTATTTTGTGCCATTGAACCACTATTACCCACTGCGTTGTTTGAACCTCTTTGACTTAAAAACTCTGCGAAATTCTTAGCACCTATTTGATTATCTGTTGAAACTGAATCTCTTTGATTGTAATAAGCAGGTTCTATTTTCCCATTTGCTGCGGATAGGTCACTTAAACTTTTATCTCTAGCATTTGATAAGCCTAAGATTGCTGCTTGTTTTCGTGATGCTCCTAGTGCGGTTATGTCTGCGGTTGGGTCATATCCACTACCACTTGAACTAACTGAACCACTACCATATGTGTTTTGATACTGCGCTCTCATTTGGTCTTGTGTTTGTGATTGTGATTGAGATAACCCACTATTAGCTCCTGTATATTGTCCTGCACTTCCATAGTCACCTTGATTAGATAAATTAATTGTACCGTTTGAATTAGCTACTTTACTATTATAATTACTAGAATTAGGGTCGAATATACTATAAGGTGTTACTGTACCATTTGTAGTCCCGTTGTTATATCCCGCACCTAATTGACCATCTTTATTAGTTGAATATCCTGTTCCTACTGTGCTATTATATGCTTTTGTTGCATTTTGTTTATCCATATAAGCTTGTATATCTGCGGTATAAACATTAGCCATATATTTACCTCCTTTGAGGATTATTTAAAAGAAAAAGACACTCTAGTTAAAGAATGTCTTGTGTCGTACTATTTTCCTATTGTGACTTAAACTGTTGGATTTTCAACACTCAATGCTCTAGGTTCTATTGCAGTTTTTAACTCAATAGTAGTATCATAATGTGCTTGACTTATATAATTGTTAGCTATTGCATTGTCTATTTGACCATATGTGAATCCTGTTGATGCATATACCATTATAGCCTGTTCATATTTTATATCTTCTGCCATTGCCATTTCAAAAGTTTTCATACCATCTAAATAGATTAATCTTGCATAACTGCCTACTCTCCATTGATAAAATGCCATTTATACATTCCTCCTAAGTTTTTATTATTGTGGTAATACACTTAATACATAATCTTGGAACGCCATTGCATCCATTTCAATTTGCGTAGTTCTTTCTGATTGTAATACTTGGTCTGCTTGTAATAATTCTGTTTCTGTTTTTGGAATATCTTCTAATATAGCAACATTTGGTGTAACGCTTACATCTATACCTATTCCATCAGTGATTTTTAATTGCTTCCCTGTGGGTATTTCTACCCATATAAACTGTACTCCGCCTTGTGGTTCTCGTATAGCACCACTTGCAGTGGATATTATATATCCTAAATTATCGTAAATTATTAATGTATTCATTTAATACCTCCCATTCTTATTCTGTAGCGAACCATTGCAATGTATACCCATTAAAAAGTGTTGTTCCTGTTATTGAAAAAGAATTTGCGGTTATGGTTACTGACCATTCACCAACCGACATTTCTGATGAAATTGATAAAGCTTTTAATGAATTTACATTATCCATATGAATAAACCCAGGTATGCCTTTTGGATTTGAACCTAAATACATACCCATAAAATATTTAGGTTGAAAAGATAAACCGCTTACAGTAAAGCTTGATGCTCCTCCTGTGGTTGAACCTGTTGCCCATCTTTTTCCACCTAAACTCGCTATTGTAGGTTCTACATGGTTTCCTGTCCTCAATATTCCGTCAGCGTTAGCAAAAGTTTTACCGGTTTGAACATTACTTTCCACCGCAGTTCCTTGCCCTCTTTTTATTGTATTGACTCCATCTGCTAATTCTTGTCTAGTATTAATTCCATCACTATTAGCATCTAAAACAGTACCACCTTTGCCAACAATGGCAGTTTTAATAACCGCATCCCCATTATTGGCAGATGTAAAAAGTTCAAGTATCGCCCCCTCAACATTGGTCGCGGTAAATTTATTACCACTATCATTTAATCCTATTAAACTTGCACCTTTTCCACTAACTTGCGACGACATATCTGCCAAAGACGACGTAAATCTTTCTTTAATTTGACCTACATCATTACTTAATTTATCATCAGTTAAACTGCCATTAGGGATTTGACCTAATACAATGCTTTGCGTATCTGATTTAGTTGTGAATGTTCCATCAACATATTGTCTTTGCAAAGCATCTAAATTATCAACATACTTTTTAGGTGATGATTGATAATCTGTTGTAGGTGTAGGAACTATAGGACTTTCCGCAAAGGTTTTAACTCCATTTATGGTTTGAACTCCACTATTTTTTATATTTTCACTATTTAAACTATCTATTTCAACACTTAATCCACTATTAATATATGTCTTAATATCGTTGCCAGCCTTGTCGAATTTAGCTTGTAGTTGTTGAAATGTTAAACCTTGAACGTCATTTGGTTCAGCATCAAGTGTCTGTATATTATTTAAATCTGTTAACAATTTTGTAATCATTATTTACCTCCTTACACCTTTCCACCCATTCTTACTAGAATATTAATACTTAAAATAGTCGCAACATCTGTTAAACTTTCCGAACTTAAAACAAGTTTCAAATAGTCGAATCCTTTAGCTTTCATTGATAGCCTGAAAGGTTGTGCATTATATGAAGTCTTAAAACTCCACCGCCTAAAGTCTGCCCTAGCAAAAGTTGCTAAGTTATAATAAATAGGTTGAATAGGACTTGTACCCTCATTGTTTGTAACTGTTTTAACATCTACACTACTTTTTATTGCAGGTTTTAAAGATACCCATACTTTAGACATATATTTCTTTAAATATTCTGCTTGGAAATCATAAAATCCCATTTCCCATATTGTTTCAATGTTTATACCGTTATCATTTCGATTATAAGTATCAAACTTTTCTATAGTTCCATTTGTACCAAAATACATTTGCTTGTTAATCACTATAAAACACGTTGCAGTGACGTTGTTTCTCTTATACCACGTATTATTCAAATAGTTGTAAATCCACACCGTAGACCCTATGCAAAGCCAGTATTCTTTCATTTCTTGCCAGTTGTACGTAACCGCAGTAGAAAGGTCAACTAGGTCTAAACTGTCTTGAACTCTTTGTGATATAAGGTTATGAATGTATTGATACCTTACGTTGCTATTTTCCCACGCATATACACCATTAAACAACGTCATAGGCTTGTCTTGAATGATTTGTACTTGATTGAATGCTACATTACCTACTTCATCACTAAGCTCAAATACAGGGAAATCTGCCCTTACTACACCTAACGCATCAGTTAAAGTAGAATAATATGAATACATTGCCGATTCTTCAAAGTATATCTTTTGAATATCGCCCATTTTAACTATATCTGTGATTGCATATTGTCCGGTGCCTAAATCATCATAAGAGTTAGCTTCAAAGTATTCTGCACTAGGTACTGAATCAGCTAAGCCACTCCAAAATCTTCTATTTTTTAAGGTTGTATTACCCCATAGAAATAATCTTGAATCAGTTTGACCCGAATAATCCATGGCAAAACGACAATTTTCAATAAGACTTCTTTGCCCTGTGCCTTTTGTCCATCCTATATCAACATTATTAGGTATTAACAAAGGTGGTGCAACAATGAAAGTAACTGTACCTGTACTTGGATCCACTGTATAATCAGTTGTAACAGTCTTTAGTACTCCATTGACCTTTACAAAGTCTACGCTTGTTAAAGTGTCCTCTGCAAGCTTATACGCGGTTAAAGT